GCACTCTGCGATTCCAACTGTTCTGTATCCGAACTTCCAAGCATCTGCATTCTGGTTCTGATCTGGTGAAATAATCTTGGAAACCGTATGCTTCTGATACTGAATTGCTGACTGCTTATCAACAATCAGGAAATTCATTGCAACTCCGCCTGTATCTTTCGCAAATCCGCCTGCGCCAGAAGCATTCAACTTCACCTTACTATAGAATCTTCCTGAAGGAACTTTCACAATTCCCGCAAATCCTTCGATTGCTTTCTTTGATGCAGTCGTATCAAGATCTTCGATCATTCCATATACCGTCGGATTAATGAACAGATAGCATGTTGCAAGATTTGCCTCTGCATTTTCAATTTTTCCTCTTGCGGCTCTGAGTGCTGCAAGAGCTTCCTTTCCATTGGCGAGGACTCCCTTTACAGTTGTGACACCTGCAATCTGTGCATAAGCTGCTAATCTGTATGCATCCAACTCCGGTACAACCTGAGTTCTAAGAAATTCTCCTGAAAGACGTCCAAATGCAATACAAGCTGATTCAATGTTGTCCATTGCATCCACATTAAACATACGACCTCTGTCGTAAGCACATTTCTTTGTTTCATAGTCCAGAGTCACATCTCCTGCCACATAACCTGTGTTTTTGTTGTAATCCGCAAGTCCCTGCATAGACATTTTCGGAATCAGAATCTCATTTGCATTTGCTCCTTCTCTAACCAATTCGTTCGGTCCATCCAGTACAGCTGTCAGCGATGATAATTTATACACCTCATCCAAAAGTGTTGAATACTGTTTTCTTAATTCAATTGCATTCGCCATGCTTTTCTACCTCTTTTCTTATTTCTTTTCCGGCAGTCCCATAGCAGCTCGAATAGCTGACACATCGTCTCCACCGATATCAGCTCCGCCATTTCCGCCAGTACCACCTACTGCATTGTTAATTGGTTCATTTTTCCCGAACAGATACCCGTCAGACTTCTTCACATCTTCTAAGGCCTTATTGATATCATCGGACTGATTCTTGGATTCTTTCAGAGCATCAATATCCAGCATCGCAATAACAGCCTTTTCATTCCTTCCACCTGCAGTCTTGACTGCCTCTTTAATAGAATCCATGAACATGCGGTCTGCTTCCTTAGCTGCATATTCATCATCTTTCGCTTTCAGATCTCCCTGAAGCTTTGCAATCTGTCCCTGCAGATCTTTTACATCCACACCTTCAAACTCTTTCAGCTTAGCGTTCACATCATCCAGAGAACTCTTATAGTTATCTCTCTGGGAAACTGCATTGTCATACTCGCTCTTAGTGCGATAATTTTCTTTCCAAGCCTTGTCAAATGCTGCCTTCTTATCTGCTGGAAGCTCAAGTCCATACTCTTTTAAAATCTCATGAATATTTTTCATCGTTACATTCCTCCTGAAATATTTTATTGACCACTCTTTCAGCGGTATGGGATATAGCCGGCTAGACCTCCGACCGGGTAGTTGTCCAGTTTAATGCCTTATGGCAGGGCATAAAAATAAGACGCGTAACCCTGCGTCTCAACGGGAGATAACTGGATCACCTCCTAAAAATGAGTACAAAAATACCACCGGCCGTATCGACTGGTGGCAACTACACAACTGCTTTTAATGCTTTGTTGTATTCAATTTCCAATTTACGTTTGAATTCTTCAATTTCTTTTGGTTTCATCCCCGGTTCTGCTGATGCGCAAATGTCCGGGGTTTCTTCTGCCAATATTTCAGTTGCTCTCGGCTGTTCCGCATGCATTGCATCATACTCATCAACTAACGCATCTTCAAGGATAATAGAAAACTCATATATATCTTCTGGAGTATTTTCAAGAAAATCCTTTATATAATTCATATATTTTCTAAAAACCTGCATCTGTCCATCCTTCCTTCTTGTTTTTTCTCCGAATAATACTAACTATATCACCAGAGTTTTTATTTTTTATAACTACAAGCTGTTTACTTGGACTGAACCAAATTATTTTTTCTTCTCCTTCAGAATAATTCGGCTTTGTTTTTACCAGCTCGAGAACATCTTTTTCGTGAATCACTTCATATCCTGGCTTATTCAATCTTGGCAATCGACTCAAAGCATGAACTGATAATTCTTCTCCTTGCTCTCTGAATCTATCATATGCTTGTTTGGATTTAATCTTGAACTCTTGAGACCAATCTTTCTTGTCAATCTCAAGATATGTGAAAAATTTGCTTTGAACCTTTTCCCATTTCTCACTATCATTATATTTTAACTGACCAAACTTTACAAGTGATCCGATAGAATCTCCCAGAATTTCCTTGTATTTCTTATACTGAGCAATATCACTTGATGCATTTTGAATCATCTCCGGTGGAAACATAGAATTCTGTTGCTTCGAATTAGTTGCTATTCTTCCACGCATATCAAGATATATTCTCTCACGTTCCTGTTCCAGTTTCATCTTTTTAGAAAATTTAGCATATTCATTAAGCTGACCTTGGTATTTTGCTTTCATAAGCATCACTTCCTGCAGATCCGCGCCCCCATGCTGCAGCAGCTGCACTTTTTCGCGCTGTGCTCGCATTGCTGTTTCCATCTGACGCTGTCTCTGCTTTGCTTCATACAGAGTATATTTCTTGCCTGCAAATATCTTAGGTTCTGCCTCTTCCTCATTCTTTGCGTCCAACCAATCATCAGACCAATTACGCTCAGATATACCAGGAAAGAACGGATAATATGTATGATAACAGTTAGCACCCAAGAGACCCGTTACTGTTCCAAGACCACATACCGAATACAACTGTTCTTCCTTCCAAACTCTTCCCTGCCACACGGAATGAGTTGGACGTGCTCCGGCATGCCACTCAACTTCGAAATATTCTGTTCCAAGCTTTTTTGCATTGTACTCTGATATCTTTCCGGTAATCTGGCTGACTGCCGTCATGACAGCTCTCCTTGCAGCTACATCAACCCGATTGGCTCTTCCGGAGGAATAATCGATCTGTCGAAGTCCGCTATTGGTGAGCTGAGTCACAACTCTACGCAACACACTGTTATAATCAAATGCTCCGGTCACAATATCATAGCATGCTGAATCGAGATATTTGGTGTACACCTGTGATAATGGGGTTATAACTTTCTTTCCATTCCCATAATCCAAATAGAATCCTAACGAATTCGTTACATTCTCCATATCTTCAAAACTCTGATCTATGATTGCCTCTGTAATCTGCTTGAGTTGTCCATTCTCTTCGAATGGTATGTACTCAGCATTAATCTGCTCATATATGTCCTTATTCCTGACATATTCCCAATCAATCACCTTGTCATATAACTCGAACATCTCTGGATAAGAAGCATTCAATGTCTTCTTGATTTCTCGTTCAATATCCTCTGAAGAATATCCTAAAATCCGTAGCCTATTAATCTGCCAGTCTGCTGTGCTTGTAATCTTTCCAGTCTTCTTGATCCGGCGAACAATATCCTGCATGATTCGAAGTTCTAAGTCTTGATATCTTTCAGCAATCTTACCGACCATCTGATTCTTGTAATCATCTCGCATTACTCAATCACCTGATTTTGCTCCGGAATCTTAGATTTTGCAGTTTCTTCGTCCTCGTTGTACCACTTCATTCGGTACTCAAGCAGGCTCATGACACCCATGCTCACATCCTGCCTGTCCTGCTGCCTCTCAGATTCTTCATCAGCCAGAATTGAATCATTAAACTCACAGGTAAATTCCACTCCGGACATATAAGAGCCATTGTAAAAAGCCAGGGCGTTTACAAATCCATTCAGACATTCTTCCAGCTTGTCTTGAATCGCTGTGACACGGTTATATTTTCTTGTCTTGGAAGCAAGCACCTCTGTAGCTGTCTTATCCACTTCCTGTGCGTCAGACAGATCTCCATAGGCAAGACCGACATTAAATTCGATTTCTCGTTTGTATTCTTCCAAACCTCTTCTGAATGCTTCATCTCGCATTTCAGGAGAATACTCTTTGTACAGATCCTTATCTTTTCCATCTTCAAGATTAAGTCCTTTATACAGACGTTTCTTAAGTCTTGGAAGATAAGTGTTTCCTCCTTTTTTCTTAAGTGCTCTATCGTCCACATGGATTGCACGTTCTCCGGAATCATATTCCCAATCCAATCGCGCTCCTTGTACATCCGCTTTTCTGATCAGATTCTCTGCTGATTCATACACAGATACGCCACAGGAAGAACCATCTACTTTGTTCTCAATTGGATTTTGGTAATAGCCGAAATCCATTTCAATCATGCCGGGATAAATGATCGGACCTGGAAGAATGTTTTCCCACTCTGCAACTTCATCCAAGCTGCAGCTCTGACCAATATCATTTTGGCTCTGCGAATGATAACATTTATTCTCAATTGTCAGATTCCCATTTGTAAAATAATGTCGTTCAACTCTTGTGTAGTAATTATTCTCACCAACACACTTTACAACCAGAAAAGCAATGTCATTTGGAATACCGCTATCGTCAAAGCTGATTGGAATAAACTTATCTGCTGCAACATACTCTGCCTTATCCGGACCAAGTGGTCTGAGAATCATTGCTCCAAGAGCAAGACCGGTCTGCAGCTTCTTGTTCATATCCGACAGACTCTTCTGAAGAACCTTGTCCATATTGTTGTTATTCAAAATCTTGGCTTCCATCTCCACCAGAACGGAATCTGCAAATTCACGGCAGATACCTTCTTCCAGTTTCAGTGATTCTACGATATCACCGCACCAGTCCGCATTCCCAGCTAACATTCGTTTCCATTTATTGATGGCCTCGATCATGGTCTGCGACAGCGCCACATCTTTGCCGATTATATTTTTAAAGGTCGTATAATTAAACATGTTCACTATCCTTCCCCATAGTCTTTTTAATCCATCAAACATCTTCCACCTCTTCTATCAGGTCCCTCATATCTCTTTCAATCGTGTATTCGAAAGCATCCAAGCTATCAATGTCAGTACTTCCATCATCCAGGCGTTCGTCCTTGTCCTTTACGTCTTTGTTCCAAACGGCATCTGAAAATGCTGTCTGCAGAGACTTGCAATCCTTTGTTATCCAAAATCTCCCTGCTCCCATCAGTCGAACTGTGCAACGGATCCGGTCAAGTATTGTTGCTTTCTTCGCCTTTCGGACAACAATCCAGGGGAACTTCTTTTCTACTGCATTACGAATAGAATTGCCAAGAACAGTCTCTGCATTGTCATAGTACACAGATTCAACATTGCAGTATTCTACATAATCGCCTTGTTTTTTAATCACACTGTATTTATCAATAACCTCTTGAACAAAATCGCAGAACAGTTGATCCAGCATATTACTATCAATGTCCTCATTCGCATCCTTTGCCATAACTCGCTTAGACATAATTCCGATCACATCCCTGTAATCATCTGTGTAACCTCTGGCCACAAAAGAATGACCTGATTGATTGCCACCGAAGTCAAGCCCGATCTCTATTGATACGATATCGTCTTTTTTAAATTGCTTATGCTCCGGATCATCTGTCAGCTCTTCCACAACTTCGCACTGGAACTTCTCAGGATTATCTGCAAATCGCTTATAAATAGCACCCTCTGCCCTCTTCCAGAGACCAATAATAAGACGGTCATAATAGATAGTCCCCTCATACTCCTTACAGAGCTGCTCAACAAATTCTGCGGGTAAGAAAGGGTTATCGAAGATTGTGTATCGTTGTAAATAAATATCCAGTTCTTCGTTGTCCAGGAATTCTTTCAGCCAGTGTGTCGGATGTTCTGGGTTGCAGGCTCCATCAAAGCAGCTATATGGTTTATCTAATCTCGACTTTAGCATCTGGAACACTTCCTTGTTCCATTTTGCAACCTCATCACCGTAGCAATACTTAATACTGGCCCCCTGAATCTTTGCTACCTGACTGACCTTCTCAGCACCTAGGCAATACACTTCATCTCCACAGATATGAGCCACATTTCGGTTATTGATCTGTCCAATTAGTTTATCTGTATAAATCTCACGCATTGGCTGCAGCACATTTCGTTCGATAGATTCCTTAGATACTCCAAGGATAATATTAAGTCCTGGCTTACCAATTCTCTCCCGGATACGAAAAGGAACAACAAAAGCCGTATCAACATATGATTTTCCCGAACGTACTGCTCCGGATTTGATATTCCATCTATGAGTTGCGTTCACGATGTACTCATTCTGTTTCTTGCTTAATTGCATTGTCCCGCACCTCTTTCAGAATCTGATCCAGCCGATCAAGCGCCTCATCATTCTCATTTTCACCTGTGATAGCTTCTTTTCTTGCCTTGATCAGCTCTGTATCTGCTTTCTTGTTCTCAATATCTTCCTCAGCTCTGCCACTCTGGCCAGAATACTGCGCCACAAACTTCGCTGCCTGCGTATCTCCTGCCAGTGCCATCTTGATCTGAGCCATAAGCAAAGCCGATTCCAGAGTACACTCAACACCAAGCGACTCTAAAACCGGCTTCCATTCTTCATTATCTATTTTCGCAGTAAGCAGTAGGTTCAACGTCTTCCGGAAGTCTGCCTTCCTACGTCTTACTTCGCCACTTTTCTTACCTCCACGGGATTGTATTTCCCGTAGTTCTTCCGTACTTCGCTTATCAAATCCTTTATCTCTTATGTTTTCATAACCTGCCACTTCACCACCTTCCATTCCTGCTTATTATTGATGGACCATATAGGAATCGAACCTACGACATTTCGCTTATGAGGCGAATGTTCTACCACTGAACTAATGGTCCAAGATTTTGGGTATTAGAAAAGCACCCCGGAGGGTGCTCTTTACATAAATAATATATTCTTCTTTATATTTCCAATAAGCCTGTATGATTTACTAAAATATCAATGCATTCTTCTCGAGTTTTTTCTTTTGATAAATATTGTTCAAATAACCTTAATATTGTCATTGTTTCAACAATTAAACTACCATTCCTTTTTGCCAATTTCATTACCTCTTCATTTACTTTTTCTCTCTCAATAATTGGCTTGTTTCGTTGATGATTAATAATCAACAACGCTACTATATTTTGGTTTTCTTCCTCGTTATCATCTAAGTATTCTTGCACATGTACATCTAACTGTGACACATTCAGCTTCTTGACATTAGGCGTCACACCTTTAATTTCCCCTATAAATACTTTATCTTTTATTTTAAAGTTAAAGTCCTCCTTCTTTTTATCAATAAACCCAGATAAATTACATCCCAACATTTTCTCCAATATTTCAAATATAACTTCCACCAATTCGTCTCCGCTTGTATACAAAACAGATTTATACCTTTTATTTTGATTAATGACTTTCATAGCATTCGAAATATTTTCATTTGCTATCTCTATAGCCATATTATTCTTTTGAATAATTGCCAGTTGATTGCTATCATCAAACATATTTAATCCTTCCATCCATTCAGGAGCTTCTGACTTTTCTTTAATTAAACTAATTTCTGCTAAAAAATCCATTATTTCAGCATAATTACTAATATTCAATGTAGAAAGTATAATTCCTTCAGCTATTACCGTCGTAGGTTTATTGCTTTTATCTGACTTTGTTAATACATCCTTAACCATTTCGTTGAAATGAAATGATGCTGATATCTTTTTCTTACCAACCATCGTTATTGTATTTTCATATATAATGTACATTCTTGTGAGTGGTTCGAATACATGTCCCAATACATTTTTGAATTTTTGCAATATATCTTTAAATTCTCGATGGCTCCACGCACTTCTATCTGATCTCCACGCATCATATATAAAATTTTCATTTTGCGGCAACAAAATAATTACATTTGCATGTTTACTGCTTTCAATCATTTTAGATAAACTATTTAAATCATCTATCGAATCAATTGTAACCGGACTTGTTTCTCGTGTTTTCCACATTGATCTATCTTGTAAACTTATTATGTTTATCTCAAACGAATCCAAAGCCTCTGCATCATGAAGTTTATTCAGTTTAATTTTTTCTCCTTCAAGTTCTCTCTCATTTCCTTGAAAAGTCAACATCTGTATCATTTATCTTCTTCCTCCGTCTATATAAAACCTATTTCCATAATATCCCAAATCTCGACATTATACAACAGAAAAGCACCCACACATTATCATGCAGGTGCTTCTTGGGTTTTATACAAAGAGAGGACGAGCCGCAGGAATTCAGCCTTTGGCTCAAGTATTATTATATATGTGATTCGTGTGATTTGTGTGAAAGTTGAAGATATCTGTCGATTTTCTTACTTATCGTACTTCTCTCAAGATGAATCATCTTCGCTACCTCTGTCTGATTCACTGCATTGACACCATCAATATAATACATCCTGAAGATGTTGTGTAGCTGCGCATCTTTGATTCCTTCAACATAATGCTCTACCTCTTCACATTCCTTTTCCAGACGTTCTTTTCTCTTTAAATCACGTTCTTGTAACCGCTCATATTTTTCTTGGTCAAAACCAACTATGCTCTGCGGCATTGGATATCCCTTACTGTAATCTAAGATCACATCATTTCCCAACATGGTTTCTGATTGCCACCTGTTATTAAGAATATAGTCCAAGGATAATATCTCTGTCTTATTATTCCGGTATGCTTCCAGTCTTTCCTTTGTCATTGTCTCCAATGGTATCACTCCCTATCTTGTATTTTCTGGCTATATATCCAGTAACATCTCCATGCCACAACTGCTGCCCCTGCGCTTCGATCAGCTTTCCTGCCTGGTATGCCGGTCGATGAAACTTCTCGCTTGCCTTCCGATCAGGTGGATGTTCTGCCATAGCAGCATAATGTTCTTTTTGGTTCTGCTGGATTTCCGCAGGACTCCAGCGTGTGTCTGTACTTCTTTTCACTGTTCATCACTCCAATCCTTAGCGCACTCATCACAATCACCAGCAGCTCCGAAGCAACCGTAACAAGCATTTGTCTGCTCTTTATTTTTCATCTCTTCCACCTCGCTTAACAATTTCTATAGCACACGCCATTCCTCTCGCATAGCCTTTTGCTTCATCAAATTGCAGCATATTTTCTATTGTACACCTGCGCTTTTCTTCATCAGCAAGTTCTAACTCTTTATTCAACTGTTCAATGACTTTCTCCACATCAAACGCTGTTTTGTAATTCCTTAATGTTCGGATTTCAACTCTACAGTTAGTTCTGTTATTTTGTAATTCTTGAATTTTTGCATCTATATCATATAGTGTGCTTTCTTCAAATTTTCTCGCTTGCCATCTCACTATTGCTTTTGTCAATTTCATTATCTCTTCTTCAATTCTTGCGATTTCTGCATCCGCATCAATTAGTCTGCTCATATCATTCTCCCTCTCTGTACGGCTCTGGTAGTGGCATCCAGGCAACCTCTCACTACATGGAATCCACTTCTGACTTTGCAGCGCAATAGCAATTTTCGCAAGTTCGATAGCATCAAGCCATTCTCCACATTTTTCTTTTTCCTCAAACTCAGCTAACTTCTCAATAGCTTCTGCCAGCTTGTTCTTGTCTTTAATTACTGCTTTTCCACAGTGGTATGTTGTTAATCTCTCTTTCATTCCCTCACCTCTTCCAGCAAGCCATTCACAACCAATTCACACTCAATCTCGGTTGCTGTCCGCTTGTCACTGAATTTACAGTTTGGATTCTTATGGATCCTTGCATCTTTGATCGGCCATTCAGATTCCGTAAAATGCTTACTGTCCACAAACATCACTCTGTGTCCATTTTTAACGCAGAGGTAGTAACTCTCTGCGCTTTTCGGAAGTCCTCGGCAAGGCTTGAATCCGAATCTCACAAACTCACTTGCCTTTACCTTTGGTCTTAATCTCACGATATCTCACTCCTTTTTCATACTTTGTACATTCCGACGGATCACAACCACGTTCATGGTCAGTGATTAAAATATAGTCACAGCCTTTTCTTGCGTCAGATGCACGGTATTTACAAGTTCTGCACAAATGTCTGTCTCCGTTGAAGCTATTATGTGCTTCTCTTTCTTTCCTTCTAATTTGACCGGCGTATATGCTAATAGTGCTATAGGAAATTCCAGTTTCTTCTGAAATCTGCTTGTAGGTTTTTCCCTCTTTCATCAGCTTTTCGACGATTGCTTTTTTTCCATCTGTCTCTTTCATTTCCCCCTAACCTTTCAAATCTCTTCATCTGCTGGAAATTGGAACACATACTTTTCAGCAATTTGATTTACAGCATTTCCGGTTAATGAAATTGACACTTTTGCTAAATTCTCATCTGTTTTTGGAATTACCAGCTTATTAAATTCGCACTGTGAATATTGCTCTCTGCACATCTCCATAGCTTTCATTGCTTTTTCTTCGGTGGAATATTCGCCTAAAATATAAGCTCTATCTCCTTTGCCAATGTCATTCCCCGGAAACGTTCCAACGATTGTTGCCATATTTCCTGAATATGGGGAAATTGCAAGCAATTCATAAGGCACATCTAACAGCCCGCTTTGACTAATGATTCTCATAACTAACTCCACCTTTCGTATCCCATGCACAAATGTCGCAATCCTCAGGACATACATTTGCCTTTATTGCTCTTTCGCACATCTCCATTTTCAATTTCCTATCATCCTCAATGTCCTTGATGAATCCGAGCTTCCTCAGGATTTTATGAATCAGTGATTCTTTTCGCACTTTACTTCCCTCTTTCTTCTTGCCATGACCATGTGATTTCCGCTTTTCTGCAATTCACCATAAATCCAATCGTAGATTGCCGATATCCCAATGTTTCTTGATGGACTATCAAGATAAATTGTATCCGTCTTTTCCCATGTCCTTGTTGGTGCGTGGTAAAATCTTCCATCTGCTGTCTCTACCATCGTCTGTTCCTCACATGCTGTAGGTGTGTAGAATTTCACACATATACCTCGTACACCTGATTCATAACATCTGATTTTGTCACCAATATCAAACCTTCTCATTTTTCTCTTCATTCTCCTTTACATAATCCGGGCACTCTACCGCATATTCGTAGCTGTCTATATCACCGCACTGAATATTGCATTGGTCTTTTATCTGACATTCCAGACAACACGCATTCTTTCCATACCAGCAATAATTCTTACATCCCATATTTGTTCTCCGAATACTTGAATTCGCACTTAATCTGTCTAGCTGAAACGATCATATTCACGAAATCAGCTGCATGGTTAATTTCAATATTTACTGGAATTCCACAGTCATCAAACATCTTAATTTCATAATGCTCGTCTACTAACTCCAAAACATCAGCGAAATCATTGTCCTCGTCTGGAAATCCATCGAGAATATCCATGATTTCATCTTCGATGTTTGACAGTAATGAAATCATTGGAACATTGACTGTCCTCTGTGGGATTACAAGCCTTCTGGTTGCCTCTCCACAAGTCAGAAGCAACTCGTATTCACACTCATAATAACCTTCGGTCAGATAAGCGTTTTCCGGAAATTCGTCCGTCACCGTTGGTTTGTTTTTACTGCTTTCTTGGATGTCATACGGCATATAGTAGTCAATTACATGCTTTTCTTCCAATGTATCTAGGCAAAAGACGGTATGCTCTTTTTCCAACAATGTGATGTTTTCCCGGAATCTGTCAAATTCCGCTGTATTGCCTTTCTCAGCATCAACCTTGAAGAATGATTCGAATTCTCCGGTATCAACATTCTTTCTGCCGATTATACTCGCATAAATGTCCGGAATTGCTGTTCCTCTGCATTTGAGTTCAATTTTGTTTTTAAGAATCAACCCTTTTGCTTCTAAATCTTCTCTTGCTATTCCTGTTAATTTCATAATTCGTTCCTTTCTCCTTATTCAATCTCTGATATATACCTGTCTACCAATTCACCATTTACGTATTTATTGGTTATTTCAACTCTTATCGAATCCCCCTCTCGGCTATCTGCAAAACTAGGTCCATTCATTCCACCGCTCGCATAATCGTCTTCTTCATAAGTCATGCCATCATATTCAACTTCTATTTCCCACTCCCATCGTGGACAAATAGCAAACCATTCCCGCATATCTATGTAAGTGATAGTTGCGTCCACATCTTCGTAGGTATATGTGATTTCTTCTTGTGGCTCACGATCCTTGTCTGAAACATCATTGGAGCAACCGACCAAGAAAGTGCAAATTAGAATTAAGCATAATATTTTCTTCAATTTTTCACCTCTTCTCCTTAAAAAAGCGTAAAAAAATACCAACCACCGAATATTGATGGTTGGTAGATAAATTATATATTTAAGCTTCTTACAATGTCTGCTAACACTGTTGCCGTTCCGTCTTCCCCTTCTTGGATTTTAGTAAGTAGTTCTCCTATCATTTTTCTAAGTTGGTCTATGTTGGTTGCTAAATAACCATCCATAGTAGCTCCGCTCAGTTCATAGATTCTTCCTCTTTCTAACTGATTCAGTTTATTACCAATTTCCAATAATTCATGAGAAAACTCCTTACTGATTTCGTAGTCTAATTTCTTTCCATTCATTGGCATTCCCTCCCGTACATTTATACGGAAATTATACCATTCCAACCATCAATATTCAATTGTCAAGGTGCTGTTATTTAAGCAAACCTTAATTGTTCTTCTGTATCATCAATTCTCATGTTCGGCATTCGCTCACCGACTTTCAGATACGGACAGTTTGCTTCTACAAGCTTTTCTGCCATGATCGGCACAACACTGTTCCCAATTCTTGCAACTTGCTTTGCTATCGGATATTTCTTCCAGTTATAATCCCTGTCGATAATGTAATCTTTCGGGAACCCTTGCATTACTTTTAGTTCTTCCGGTTTCAGCATCCGAAGAAAAATGTCCGATATAATATATTTCTCTCCGTCAATGTCCAATATCACATTCACAAGTCCGAACCTGTCCTTTGTGGTAATCGTTCCCAGTGGCTTATCAAGTTGCTGACCGCATCCGGCACCGTAATATTTGATAAGGAATGCAGATACCAATCCGAAGTGTCCTGGAGATGTTGTGATTGTATGAAGTGGTTCGTCACAGCCTTGACCTATGCCAGTCTTGTAATACTTCGTGATAAATGCTGTCACAAGTCCATATCTATTCGATGTATCAATCGTCTTAATTGGTTCTGTTAAAAGCTGTCCTCTTGAATCACCGGCTCTCGTCTCTCCGTGATATTGAATGATATATGCCAGTGCTTCTCCACTCCTCACAATATAAGGAGATTCTGCATCGATAATATATTTCTTAATGCCGTTCGCAATTCTCTTCTGTGTAGCTTCTGCAAGTGGTTTCTTTCGCTCAAATATCGAACTTCCAAGGTCTGACCAGTCAATATAATCTCCACAAGATTTCCACTTCTCAAATTCAATGCAATCAGCACTGTGACTTTGCTCTGGCCATCTGATTTCCCGTCCATCTCTACGGAATACCGCATACCATCTCTTTCTTGTGGTCGGTGCTCCGTAGTCCGCAGCTACCAACTCTCTGCAATCAAATCTGTATCCAAGACTTTTCATTGCCGTAATAAATTTCTTGTAATCCTCGCCTTTTTTCTCCGGTATTGGATAACCTTTTTCGTCTAACGGACCCCACTGTTGTATTTCTTCCACATTTTCCATCAACACCACATCTGGAAGAATCTCCTTTGCGTGTTTGTATACCGCCCACGGAAGAATCCGAAGTCCTTTTTCTCTCGGCTTGCCACCCTTTGCTTTGGAGTGGCTTGTACAATCTGGACTCGCCCACATAAGAGCCACGTGCTGTCCTTTTACATATTTCTTCAAATTGACCTTGAAAATATCTTCTGTAAGATGCAATGTATCCGGGTGGTTGGTCTTATGCATCAATATAGCGTCTGGATCATGGTTGATGGCTATGTCTACCGGTCTGCCGAGTGCCATCTCAATTCCAACTGATGCACCCCCTCCACCAGCAAAGCAATCTACGATTAAATCTTTCATCACTTCACCTCATTCGCAAGCTGGAATCCCATTCTTGCCACATTCTTCAAGTTGTCCTTAATCAATGCTTTGTTCGGACTTCTGTGTGTATCAAGAAATTCCCACAACTCTTGTCTTTCAGTTGGTTCATTTGCAATGTAATCAGCCATGTAATCGTACTCAGCTTTTGCGACTTTCAAGCACTGAATCATGTAATCTATCTTTTCTCCTGTGTTCATGGTCTTTACCCCTTGTACAGTTTCGGAAGTGGCATCCACGCTGTCACCTTGTACAGTGAGCAACCACCGTGTCCGTTTGAATATCTGTCCCACTCAAGGTATCCATACTGTCTATCAAGCCAGTGCTTTTCCTCATCCTCATCAAATACCTTGATGTAACATCCAACACTGTATTCTCTGTATCCGCTACCGCTCTTGGATGCGATTGTTGTAAGGACATCACTTTCATCTTCTGGGAGTCTTTCCGTTACCGGAATCCATCTACAGTCCTCATCGGCATCATCAATCTTGCACATCTTCTCGACATACTTTCTGACATTCTCGGTTGCCAGTAGGATTCCTTCATCCTTGCGATCAGGGTTCAGCTCATCCGCTCTTTCTCCCTTTAGTTCTTCCTCAGTTTCATTCAGCCATGAAAGAAATTCTTCTACATCGAGTGTCTTACCCATTGTTTCTCCTTCCACCGGTTGCAACGTACTCTCCGTAACTCATACCGAGCTTTCTCGCTTCTGCTGCAATCCTTGCTATCTCATTTTGGTACTTTGGCTCTCTTACAGCCTTTTTCTTTTTCGGCATGGATCTTTTTCTCTTCTCCCATTCCGCTTTCTTCTGTTCGGCAGTTAATGCTCTGTATCTTGCCTTACCTCTCTCACAAGACTTTTTTCTACTGGCTTCTGCACAGCAAGCCTTGCTGCAATACTTCTTGCGATTGCCGACTATCTCAAATTCTTTTCCGCAGACTGAGCATACCGCCCAGCTGCTTTTTATCTCTTCTGCCATTCTTAATCACCTTCCTAGCAACTTACTTTCCAGATCATCCATGTCGTAATGTCTTCTCTCAAAGTTGTTATTGTTCTTCGTTGCTGGTTTCTTATCGTGCCGTTCATCATACTTTCCTTCAAGCACCTTCACAAAATTATTCGGATTGATGAACCAATCGAAGTTCAGTGAGAATCTCGCATCTGTCTTTCCCTGAAGGAAGTCACTCTGTTTGACCTTATTAACAGCTTGTATCACTTTCTCTTCTCCGAATTGCTCAAGTAAGGCAATCAGTGAAGTGCATCTCTTAGAACCCGGGTTGATGCGGTAAATCATTTTGATTCCGTAAGGCTCTAGCTGATTCCATGCATCGATGATGGATTGAATGCTATGCTGCTTTATAGATACGTCAGTATCTATATATTCTTTCATTCTTTCATTCTTTCTTTCTTGTTTGTGTTCCTTTGCTGTTCCTGTGCTGTCCCTCTGCTGTTCCTTAGCTGTTCTTTTGCTGTTCTTTTGCTGTTCCTTTGGTAGGTCGCAATCTTGATAAAACCCATAATTTACAATGGTTATAGCTGTTCTTTTGTTGTTCGCATTTCGTTCTATCATCTTTTGACTTTCTAGGAAGTTTAAAAAGAGTTTGACTTTCTTTCTTCCCCACCCCCAACGCTCCATTAATTTGAGTTCAGAAGTGATAAACGAACCTCTTTCAACCATTTCTGTATGACTGCCTATCAGCACGTTTTTATCTTTGTGATTGGCTAGTAGCAGTAGGTCAACCCATGCCTGACCTTTAGTAAAAGGTTTGTCACTCCACAGCTCATTGTCCAGCAGATCTCTGTGAATCTTTATCCATCCTTGCATTCTGATCCACGCTTTCTATGCGTTTTTTTGTGGCACTTTTCGCATAATGTAATTCCATTGCTCACCGTAGTTCTGAGATTCTTGTATCCTGCGTAAGGCTTGATATGATGTACTTCCAACTTCTCGTTCCCTCCGCAGATCTGACAAGTATATTCATCTCTTTCTAATACATCTTTTCGGAATTTCGCATATCCTTTATCGTTTCGTCCGATTGAAAGAGTGGCTATCATTGTTTCATCCATGACAAACTCTTTTGAAGTTATTCGATAACACTCATTGTCTTTTCTAAGTGCGATAATTAGTGAGTTTTTATCGTCTTGGTTCTTATATATCTCTATCAGTTCTTTTTTTCTTAATCTGTACAGAGACTTTTTAACTTCTCTTTCATCCAATCCAAACGTTCTTGCTATTTTGCTAATTGATGTCTTTAAAGAATTTGTTTCGTTATTGCTTCTAAGCAAAATATCAATCAGTATTAGAAATGTGTGTGTACTTTCGCTTTTCAATAGATTTTCAATATCTCTACTGATCTCTATGTATTCGTTGTTTTTCATACAATTCCATCCAATCTTCAAACTTCATTGTGACCAGCCAATCCTTGTGATTCTTCCGATGCATTACCGTAGGCATTTCGCCCTCTCTCGCATCGTTTATGGACTGTTCCACAGCTTCATAGATGTTAAGCTTCTCTACCCTCTTACACTCGATATGGACGCCAGGGAGACCGACTACATCCGCATCTCCGTTAGATCCACAGAACTGCTGCCCTCTCCGGCAATCATATCCGTATCTGTCTTTAAGCAGATTTGCTAACTCTCTTTCTCCCTCTTTCCCTTTTCGGTTTGAGTTCATCTGTGTCTACCTCCATGTTGCAATTCTTGGCTGTTCGCCTTGCTGTTTTTAGTGCCCAGCCGATACTCTTCAGCCGGCTTTCTTCTTGTCTGATATACTTCATCAGCATCATTCTCTCTTCTAAGATGTTCATGTCTGGAATGAAGTACCCTCTTCCATCTTGCATGTTGAGAATCGGTATATCTCGTCTTGCATAATGGATCATGTCTCTAATTGTTCTATCGTCTATTCCGGTCAGATCAGACAATTCAGCTCTCGTGATTGCTCTGTCATGTCCGGTTCTGATGTAATCTAATATGTCAATATCGTAAGTCTGCATTGTTCTCCTTTCTCTCCCCGGACAAGCCGAGGAGATGAATCATCATGGCTTTTGAAAAGGATTGTGACATGCTGTTCAGTCAGCCATTAGGAGTTCATATATCAACCTTATCCGCAAGGTTAATACCTGTTATAACCAAGACTTTCCGAACACCTCTCTGAACTCTTCTCTGCTGCCTATATGCTCTTCGAAATATCGTTGAGCCATCTGCTTGAGTTCCAAGTCCAAACCGTGATTCGGATTGTCATGTACGCTCCCCTTTTGGAATTCATGGAGATACGGAGCAAGGGGAATCACAAATCCGTATCTCTCAGATATCTTTCTTCTGCTGCCACAAAAGATATGGTGTATGTGTGGATAAGGATATCCAGTAAAGTAACAGTGGTCCATATCATCAGTGAACACGCTTTTCAATCGTTTAGCCAATGTCCACGCCATACCTTTCTTTCAGCAATCTCTTCTCATCTGGTGTCGCAATCTCTGATGCTGCAAGTCCTGCTTCCTTACAGCTTGTAATAAGTCCATCAATGAGCCTTGCCATCTCTGATGTATCGTAGGTACTTGAACCTCTCAACAACTTGTACGTTCTGTACATGATACCGTCTAAGCCTTGCCTTACTTGTGATGTAGGCATCAGATGATATTCTGTTGCTTGCATCACTTTCTTTTCTGCATCTTCCGTATCCGGTACTGTCATGTATATCGGCTTTCCTTCAATAATCTCCGGTTCTCCGTAGTGAATCAGCATCAGATTGTGCATTTCTGCATTAGATGTGTTCATTACCTTTGCAAGCTTGGTGAGTAGTACCCAGTAGTAAGCATTAGCATCAAGACTTCTTTTCTTCCTGTATGGCTTTATTTCAAGGCTTAAAACCTCTTTGCCTTTCAATTCCTCGTAAGTCTCAAGAAAGTCCTCATTTGGCTCAAATAGAATGGTCAGACGATGCGTTACAAAGTCGATAATTGGTTCTTTGAGTTTTCCAGTGAAACGCATTACTCATCACCATACTTCTGTTTCAATGCATTGAGCATCATGGCCGCTTCTTCTTCTGTTAGTTCTTCCCAAGTCTTTCCGTTTCCAGCAACCCAAGCGTCTCCATCGACACCGTGACTTGTACATATCTGCTTGATCGTTTTGATTTTTGCAGCGGATGCACGTTTCTTTAATGTTTCCGGAATGAATGGTTCGTTGTTGTTCTCTTCTTTCAGCCACAGATCAAATCCTAGTCCGGTATGGATAGCAACACACTTTACAAATGCTCTGCACATGCTGTTCCATACTCTCTGTTGTGTCATTGAATTATCCTTTACCGGATTGCTTCCATTCATTACAGGTGTCTGCATGAAGTACGTGTTCTCATCAATAACAACCTTAATCAGTGTCTCGTAACATCTGTTTTTATTTCCGTTCTTATCAGAGAACTCTACATCTGTCTTTCTAAGACTGCTACCGGTTACTGAATCCGGTACTGGTTCCCAGTAAACCTTGTCTGCTCCATGCATTCTCAAAAGGTTGATACATGTTGCCCAGTTAAGATAATCAAGTCCGTCTCTTTTCTTACAGTACTTCTTAATGTCTACTTTTCTAAGTTCTTCGTAGCTTGCAAGTGGCATTACAATCCGCTCCCTTCTTCATCTATCCAGTTGCCGGAGAAGAACCACTCGACAAGTTCTTTTCTAAACTCTTCCTGGTCTTCTTCTGTTCCTTTTAGGCAACGCTCTAATGCATAATCAAATGCTTCCTCTTCTGTTACGATTGTTCCTTCTTCCGGTCCGATGCCTCTATAAACTTTCATGTTTCGTCACCCCTATGATGAGTTTCACAGTATCAAGTTCAACGAATCCACCCTTCTTCTCAGCTTTCTCAATGTAAGCTTTAAGTGTTTCCATGCGTGCGTCTATCTTGCACAGCTCTACAAATTTATCTACACTTACCTCTAATGTTTTTTCTCCCATTGCTTTCTCCTCTCTGAAATGTTATTATTAAGTTGGTTTTATAGCCGAGTGCCTGAAGGTTGCCGCCTTTGCTGGGCACTCTTTTTTAATATCCGAAGATAACCCATGTTGCGATTCCTAAGACAACTACCAATCCCATCGCAACTACTGTCATAACAGCTGACATTGTTTCTTCTCTATAATTGTTCTTAATTCTTCTTGGCTGTCTCTTGATATCAACTATCTGGATTGCTCTTCTTTGGATGTCGATCATGTCGATCTGATTCACCTTGTCTCCCTCCCTTCACATAAGATGTACATGGAATGAATCTACTCATCTCCATGCAGTGGTTCTTTATTCTGCATTCCTTACAGTTCCGCATCTGTCTCACCTTCCATCTTCCGCACCAATATCATCGATTCGATTGGATCATACTCAGGAACATACTTTCTTGTAGCACCTTCCAATGCCCTAAAGAATCGGTTGTAATCTGCATAAACCGCCTTGTCAATCAATCTGTCCGTGATCGCATCTTTCGGATATCTTCCGAGCTTGATCTGATTCATGATGCCGCACTTCCGGTTCTTTACTGTTCCCATTGATTGACCGTACATATCTTTGTAGTAAGATGTCCTAGCGTACCGAATGGTTGGCTTTCGTTCTTCTGCAAGTGCTGATGCGATCTGTGGAAGAATGTCTTGGATTCTTGCAAGCTCCGCAACTGCTTGTTCTCTCGTCATGACTCTCACCTCTTTAATCTCCATCGTAAGTTTTTGGAATAAAATCCTCTGTAAGTGCATAGAATTCGCTGATGTATGTTCCTTCATCCGTGACGCTTAAATCAACAGCAACGTTATGATCATTCATCAGCATAATGCTTGTTGCACCCTCTTTGTCGATATCTCCACATCCGACTCCGACAACCTTAAATCCTTTCAATAGGCTTAATTCTTCTGGATATCCACTGTATCTCTTGTGATTTATACTTCTCTTCATTGCGTTCTCCTCTCTTGCTATTTTCTATTTCTTCTCCTATACTCTAAACAGGCACTGCCATGCCAAATATAAATTAAGGAGGCGATATTATATGAATTCCGACTGGCACGCCCAACTAATGGTTGACGAAATCAATAAGCAAAGCGAGCGCGATAACTTATTGAAGGAAACTCATAATATGCTTTTGGAAATGCAAGCGGATTCTAAAGAAGAATCCCAGATAGAAACAAAACGTTTTATCGTCCAGACAATTCTTTCTGTAGCTTCTCTAATTGCCGCTGTAGTTGCTGCTGTTGCCGCCATAATTGCTTTGCTGTAATAACTATGGATATTTGGTTGATAGCCGTCAGTATGGCGGCTACTGCCACCGCTATTACCGATATCTTTTCTATCATCTTTTCACCTCACTTTCTCTTCTGTTTCAAACAGGTAATCAAATTTAACCTTAAACAGTTTGCACAGTTTTTTTGCTTCCAATGCTGTGAATTTCCCTGATTTCTTTTTGTTCTCATAAGAAACTCTTGACATACCTAATTTTTCAGCCATCTGCTGATTTGTGAAATTGAATCTAGCCTGTTCTGCTTCTAAGTTTCTAAACAATTTAATTCTCCTTTCGCTTTATTGTTTGCAAATCGCAAACTATAATTATACTATAATTGCGGTTTGCAAATTTGTCAACACTTTTCTTTGCATTTTGTAAACTTTTTATTGACACTTTGCATTCGCATATTTATAATCATAAGTAACAGGAGGAATAACATTATGGGTGATAATTTTAATGAAAATTTAAAAGAAGCTAGACTTAAATCTGGCATATCACAGAAAGATTTGGCAGAGAGTATTGGTGTAGCAAAATCAACATATTCTTTATATGAAAGTGGAAAAAGAGAACCTAACGTGGATACGATCAAAAAGATTGCTTCTTCTCTGAATGTATCAGCAGATACGTTGCTCGGCATTGACAATGAACCAATAACTCTCGCAGCGCACTTTGAAGGTGACGAATACACCGAATCTGAAGTGGAAGAAATCAAAAACTTCGCTGCATTTGTAAAGAACAGAAGAAAATAAAACATTTATTGGATAGATAAACGGATATGCTGTAGTGGGAGGTGTTATACATATGAACACATACGAATGTTTACAAGACGAAGCCTGCGGGGACGGTATAGATGTTATAGATTATACATTTCACAGTGATCGAATAAAAGGATTGTATTGTGACGGTACTGTCGCAATCAGAAAAGATATGAATACAGTTCAAAAAGCCTGTACACTGGCTGAAGAACTTGGACATCACCACACATCCGTTGGTGATATTATAGATATAAATTCCGTACAAAACCGTAAGCAGGAACGCCAAGCCAGATTACATGGCTACAACCGCCTGATCGGACTTGTTGGAATCATCCACGCATTCAATGCTGGATGTCAAAATAAATATGAAATTGCAGACTTTCTGGATGTTACAGAAGAATATCTAGAAGAATGTATCAGCTGCTATCGTGATAAGTATGGAGTATATACTACCGTTGATAACTATATTATATACTTCATTCCGAATCTGGTAGTAGTTGAAATGATGTGATATAACCTCACAAGGGATTATATATACGAGCAGTGGTGGCTCGTAAGGAACAGGTCTCACAAAAGAAAGAGAGGGATAAAAAAACATGGGTTTTTTAGACAAATTAAAAGGAAGCTGGGATAACGCTTCTAGATATGCTGACTTAAGGCAAAAAATAGAAAATAATGAAATTTCTACATTGACTGAAGACGACCGCAGCTTCTTTGAAGCCACTGCCAAAAAGACTCCAGAAGAACATTTAGCTGACTGGGAGAAGCGACAAGCCGAAAAGGCTGAGCGCGATCGCATCAAAGCCTTAAAAAAAGCTGAAACACAATACAATATAGGTGGTTTAAAATTCCGTAAAGATGGAAATGGTTTATATTATTTCGGAAATTCTTTTCAGGAAGGTGCTGGACACTTTAAACTGGTTGATTTTATTTGGGACGGTCCTCAATACAATTTAATCAGCAAAACAACCGGAAATAATAAAACTCACGGTCGTGCTGGCAGCGCACTAATTGGTGCTGCAGTTGCTGGACCTGTCGGTGCCGTCGTCGGCGCATCCCTCGGAAAGAAAACAAAAGTCAACACAACTACTACGACAAAACAGCAGGAATTAGATACCGTTGCATTTTTAGTATTCGAATCTACAGAAACAGGAACGAGAGTTCAAAAGGAAATCAAATGTAATACCAATACTGCAAATGAAGTTCGCAGACTTTCTTTTAATTAATACCAAAAAAGAAACCGCTCCTGCGCCAACAGGAACGGTCAACTGGGGAAGCACACGCCAATGTGCTTTAGTAACTCCGAAGAGATACCTTAAATGTGCTATATGCACTTCATACAATGAATATTGTATCATCTTCGGGGCAGTCATACAAGCAGAACTGTTGTTCTGTTGTGGGGCTGTTATTTTTGTACTCAAAAAATAGAAAGGAAGATGATTATGTGGGTTGAAGAATTAAAGAATGGCAAGTACAAATTTGTGGAACGCTACACCGATCCAATGACCGGGAAGTCAAAACGAGTAGCTGTTGTTATGGATAAAAACACGGCGAGGAACCGTAAAATGGCAGCACTTACTCTGTCAGATAAGATTGAGAGTGCTCTCGCACCGCAAGTGGACAGGATCCGTTTAAAAGGCCTTGTCGAGCTGTACAGAAAAGAACAAGTCAAGACACTTAAACAATCTACTTACAGAAGGAACAGTGCCGTGTGTAACACGCTTATGAGTATTCTTGACAAAGATGTCTATGTCGACAAGCTGACAGCCGGATACATCAGAGAACGTTTTCTCGGCACTGGTAGAGAACACAGCACTCTAAATGAATGGATGATCAGATTAAAAGCGTTGTTACGTTGGGGATACAAGAATGATTATATTGCAGACATATCTTATCTTGGAAAGATAGAGCGTTTCAGTGATATACCTCATCGGCAGAAAATAGAGAACAAATTCGTTGAATCATTGGAGTTAAAGAAGTTGATTGCTGGAATGACCGTTGTAGAATGGAAGCTGCTTACTGAATTTCTTGCCTTGTCTGGTCTTCGATTTGGCGAGGCTGCAGCTCTGAACACTTCTGATGTTGATTTGAAGAATAGGAAAATTCATGTAACGAAAACGTATGACAATGTAGCTGACATCGTTACAAGCCCGAAGACACCGTGTTCTGTGCGAGATGTATATATTCAAGACGAGTTACTCACTGTCTGTA